GTAGAGATAATCTCCTCAACAAATACAGGAGTAGGAATTGCACCGCCTCCGATGTCTGTTAAGAGAGCTCTACACTCCTTAAAGTCGCAGTCACCACTCTCGGATCTGTAAGCAGCCTTGAGGGCATTTGCATATGCGTCCATGTACGCCTGTGAACTTCTGATTTCCTTGATATCAGGCATTTTTCTTTCCTCCTTAGGGAATTCAATAATTGAATCTTTGCCAGCCCCTTCAATTACGGCTTGCATGTCTGCCTTCCTACTCTCATTAGCAAGGAAGGACTTTCTTTCCTTAATGAAGTCGATCTCCGCACTAAGTGCCTCGAAATCAGCATCTTCTGAATTCATAAGGTCCTTAATCTCAGCGAGTCTTACCTCGATTTCTGCGGGTGTCAGCTTCATAATCTCTTCTTTAGTCATATTCAGTGACCTCCAAAAGTTTTAATTTGAGCTGGGCTTCCTTCTTTGCCCTTTCCTGCTTGGCTTGCTTCTCTAAAAGTCTCTCCGCTTCGAACTCTTCGATCGCTCCGTCGAAAGCTGCACGAGTTGCAACACCTATGTCAGTGTTAGGGTTTGCCGGAAATCCGACAGCTGATATGTCGTAGACCTTTTTAATTTGGTCTATTACACGCTTAATAATGCGTATGTTTTTGCCGTCGCCACGGTCTTCGTAATATTCATCGAAGTGCTGCTTTCCTACTATGAAAGCGAAGGACATCTGGTCATAATTTCCAGCCTTGATGTCCTCATATACACTTCTTGCAGATTCAGTCTTGGACAGGTCCGTCTTTGTGAAGAAACCCTTATCATCAACTGAAAGGTCAACTGTGCCGTTCTTTGTTCTGGCATATACACGACCTGTATGGTCAAGCAAGAAGACAACATCGTTCATATCAGCTTCATCAAAAGCTCTGGGGTCAATCTGCTCGATCCATTTTTCATCTACGAAGTCGTAAAGAACATATTCATCAAATGTTGATGCATATCCCTCAACTAAATAAGAGGGCTCTGCCCCCTCTTCTTGTGCTCTTGTGAGCATCTGAAAATTTCTATATTCTCTATCATTCTTCACTGGCATTTCCTTCTTCCTCCTCCTTTGGGTTTTCTTCCTGAATAAAGTAGTATTCGCCTCGTGCTATAAATCTTTGTCCTTGATCATCAGGTAATGCCGGGAGGTTAAATACCTCACGAGCTTCATCTATCATGAGCAGACCTCTATCACCAAGCCCAGTTACGAAAGTGAGCTTATCTGCGAAATTCATGTACTGAAGCCTATTTGCCGTGAACATTATGGAAGCACCATGCGCTATTTCTCTCTCACTATATAAAGCAGCCGTTAGTGTTTCCGATAACTGAATGGAAAATGGCTCCACTGCACCTTCATAGAAAGCTGACCAGGCATCACCCGATGTCTTGTTCTGTAAAACTGCATCATTTACGCCAAAGTAGGAAAATACATTCTCACGGATTTGATTAATCTGGTCCTCATCGGGTGTCCAAGGCTTCATTTCAATCTGCTTAACATCCTGATAAGTGTTGGGGAACAATAAAACACCATTCCTATTCTTGGCTTCCTTACCAAATGCGGCTTCAGAGAATTCTTCCCTTTCCTTAACCAAGTCTTCCTTCTTGGTAAAGTTAGCTAAACGAGCCATAAACTGATAACCGGCTGTACTTTTAATGGCTTCCTTAATTCCCTGATCATTGATGGCAATTAAGTCCATTGTCGGAGTAAGAGCATCATTGGAAGAACCGAAGAAGTCACTCTTAAACTGGAACTTCCTCAAAATAGCACACTCATTAATCTTACAAGCCGCAGTCTTACGACCTTCCAAATACTTATACTTCAGCCATAGTTCTCCCTTGTACTCAACAATATTGCAAGAAGTCGGAAGAACTGGATAAAAACCAATCTTGTTCAGATCATCATCAAATATAGGTACGAGCAAGCAGTTATTGCAGCAATCCAAAATAGTGCTGACACGATATAAGAACTGAGACCAAGTATCCCAAGGATTAGGTCTTTTCTTTAATCTGGCACTTAAATCTGGCTTTGCACTTCCAACAATCTCAGCTTTAAGTTTTGAAGCATGACGCGCACGTGCATCAATAGACGCACGGACTAACATAGACTCATAAATCTCCCCATGCCAGTCGTGAAAGACCGGCGTGTAGCCGCTGACCATCTTCCAAGTTTGCCCAGCGTTAATAACGAGCTGTGATTTTTCATCACGGCCCAAGATTTTGTCTAACAATCCCATCGTTTCACTCCTGATTCATTAATCTTGAACTGAGATCACCGTACCACTTCTGACGAACGCAGAGTGCATCGAGCAGAGCTGCCGTTCCGTCAATATGTGACCTCGGGTTCAATTTCTTCAATCGTACTTTCTGCGCTCTGGTATCGTTTTCCAGAGCACTGTCAAGAAGATGTATTTTCAATAATTGGTTGTTCCCGATATGTATCTTTCCATCTTTCATGAGACCTTCCATCTCATAAATGACAGGGGTTAAGTTATGTCCTTGGTGAACATCGTCTGTCTGAAATCCAAAAGCTTGCAAGTCTTGGATCAGGTACTGAGCTGAATACTTATCATAGCCAACCATTAAAGGTAGGAGCTCATGCTCCTTTACCGCATCAGTTATCCAGTTATAGACTGCATGATAATCAACATAATTATCTCCTGCCAAGGACAACCAACCTTTTTGGATCATCTCGTCGTATGGTATTCCATCTCTCGCTATTGCCTCCGATAACTTTTCTTCCGGAAGCCAGAAGTGCGAAATGACATATAGTTCACCCTTTTCTTCAATTACAAGGCAAGCACTTGTTAAGTCCGTAGTTTGGGATAAGTCAATCCCGGCTACGCAATACTTATGAGCGAATCGCTCCATCGTGTACTCTTCGTCGCTCGAAGCTTCCTTGACCGTCTGTGCAGACAACCACGCCTGAGAACTATTCTGCTTGATGTTGCAGTATTTCGTGATGAATTCAGCCTTCTTAGAAAGCGAACCCTCAGCGACTGCGATCTCTTCGAGCATGTAATCCACAGAAACAGAAACACCAAGATTGGGGTTGCTTTTTCTGAGCTCGTTGATATCGTTCCACTTGTCAACGTCGTCGATCGTGTAGAAGATCGGAAGAAGTCTGCGCTCTTTAGAATCGCCAAGAAGGAAACGAGTGCCACGCGAGAAGAGTTCGTCGTAGATACCCTCGTTGATGTATCCCGATGTTGAAACGCTCAAGATGAGCGGCTGCTTACGAGCACCAAGAGCCGATTTCATAACCTCATATTGCTTCTTACCTGCATCGCCTACCCATGATGCAATCTCATCACAGACGACAAGCGAAGGATTGAAACCGTCCGACTTCTTAGCGTTGAACGCGATTTTTTTAATGCTCGTGTTTGTCTCAGCTATGTAGTAGTCCGACTTGCGGCGCTTTATCATCTCCGCAAGCTCAGGCTCTTTAACTATTGTTTGCCAAAAGGCGTTGTAGACGATTTCAGCCTGTTCAAGCTTAGGAGCAAGACAGAACAGGCGGCCGCCGTACTCTCCATCGAGAAATGACATGTACGCGATGATGGCGGCTGCAAGCAAGCTCTTGCCGTTTTTTCTTGCGACCACAAGCACGACTTCACGAAATTGCCTATTTCCTTCAGCGTCTACAATTCCAAAGATCAAAGAGATGAGCGCCTTCTGCCACAGCTCAAGAACGAGAAGATCATCACGTCCCTCGCAATGGTGACAAAAAGACTCAATAAATTTGATCGCTCTTTCGGCTTTCTTTGGTGCATAAAAAAAAGCCTTCTTCTGAAGACCCTCGATAATGATTACATACAACAGGCGGACCCATTCGCCAACGCACGCGGTGCCATCCTTGATGGCTTGGTAGTATTCGTTTATGTAGTTAGTCATCTGACTCGTTCAGCGATGCCATGAGCTGCGAGAGCTTGCCGCCCTTTGCGTCACTTTCTGAGAGAGTCTTGATGATATTGATGAGCGTTGCAACGGTTCCGTTTGCTGCTGTTGATGTCTTGTTGTATTCATTGATCGCAGGGTTTGCGGTCAAGTTCTTGCGGCCCTTGACGTATTCTTTTGTTACTGTGGGGCCGTTCTCTTCAATTGCTTTCTCAAGTGATGCAAGGATTTGCATTTGTACCTGATAGCGCTTGAATGTCGTTACAAAGAAGAAATTCGAGCTGACGCCTCTTTTCTCAGCCTGTGCAAGAATTTCCTCGGCCTGCTGCTGTAGCGATTTTTTGATGGCCATGTTTTATTCTCCTGATTTCTTTCCTAAGTTTTTGACTATTTCCTTTTCACGGTCTGAAAGTTCCCAAGGTATCCGCTTCGCGGCTTCTTCTTTCATTCGAGCGTATTCTTTTGCCTTCTCTTCACTAAGAAGATACCCACCTCCGAAGATTCCTTTCCCGTATGGTTTCTGTGCGTCCAATTCGGAAATCCCGAAACTTTCGTTTTTCTTGACAATGAAAGGCTCACAGTATTTCGCCACAGTGCCGAGAAGTGCCGCAGAAACCACACAATCAGGGTATTTGTATTTGTCAACTGAATTCTTCGCTGTGTTCTTTTTGTTTGCTTCTTCGATTGACTTGAACAGCTCAGGCGATGTCTTGAAACGGATTGCGCTGCTTTCGAGATTCGTCAAAAACGAAGTCGAAACGACTGCACCGTTCTCATATGTAATCCCCACGCCGACGACGATCGATGTTGCGTTTGATGAATTCGCTGAATTGAAAAGTTTCGTGCCCGGACCAAACAGAAAGAACTTGATG